CACGCTTCAGTTGTTCTAGTTTCTGCGTGACGCTGTTACCGACTTCCTGCATTACACCTACAGCATCAATACACTTGTTGAGCATCTCAGCCATCTCACGCATATGCTGTCGATACTCTGCACGTTCCTCTAGAAGATATTCGAGTGTAGTCACTGTGGCTTGTTCAAAGCCTAACTCTTTGATGCTGGCTCGTAAGTCACGAGCACGGACTGGACCCCTAACAGTCGGCATCTTCACTCACCTCCATTTCCATGGCCATTGCGAGTAAGCGAGCCTTATGCACTACAACTTCTGTCTTATCAAGTTGTTCGTCTAGTTTCTTCACTGCCTTCTTGGCACGATCATATGCACGTTGGAACTTCAGGAATGTTTCTAGACGTGCTTCATCTGCACGCACTTTGGCAATGGCTTCAAGCTTCTGCACAGTAGCCAAACGGCGTGTGCGTATGACTTCAAGCCATGCATCTAACTCATCTACAGACAGTTGATTGATTGCAACTCGCTCAGTTGGCGTATCGTGTTCACTGATGATTACATCAGGATCGTTCTGACCATCGCTCATCTTCTCCTGTCAACTTCCTTATCTTGCGTTGAGCTGCATTCCTTGCTGATTGGATTGTGGATGCACTCCCCATGTATGGATACACAACAGTGAAGGACAAGTGCCATGTCCACTGTTGATCAGGTGGTGCATTTGGATCGAAGCGCACTAAGTATCGTTGCTTGTTGTAGACATGCGCTTCTTCCTTCGGCTTCACTCGTGTGTTGAAGTCCGTCAATATAACCCCCGTCATTGATTGCTCCATGAAAAGACACCGCGCCCCATGATAGGACGCGGTGCTAGTCTAGTCAATCACTTGTCGTTCGGTTCGCCGGTAATGAGTGCTGCTGTGAATTGATGTCCTGCCTTGGCAGTCTTAGATGCATGTTCCATTGCACCATGAACTACTTTAGGATCAACTTTGTTATTCAATAGATACGTCTTCAGTCGCTCAATGTCATAGGTCACACGTGGCTTAGATACTGCCAACGTGACAGAAACGATGTCACCAACGAACACCGTTTCTAGTGTGCCACCATCTCGTTGGTTAGCTGGATCATCTGTGTCAGGAATGACATGGGCTGCAACTGCTTGTGCCTTTGCTTCCTCACGTCTACCGCCAGCCAACTTATACAGATGACTGGATACGAAGTATTCCCAAGCCTGCTGCTCATTGTTCTTCAGAGCTTTAGACTTGGGCATGTCCTTGCCAATAGAGGCAAAGGCCATGTTGATCTTGTCTACAATCAGGTTTTTGGCTCGTGCTGTGAGCATTGCCATTTGTCCTTTACATGTATGTGTATGTAGGGGGTGAGTGCGAAGCACGAACAAGCCCGCGGACCTCGCTACTCCAACTCTCAACTGATCCTGTTCTCCTCCTTCTCTAGTATGTGTAGTATAGCACATGTATATACAAAAGTCAAGCTGTCTCCAACTGCTTCCATTCCTTCATATGCACCCATCTAGCTACGTCAAGCTCATGTCGTAGCACAGTCACAGCTACGTTGTCTTGTTCCTCTACTGACTTTCGTAGTGCGAAGTCTCCTTCAGGATGTGATGCATAGTATGTGAGTGTGGAGTAGACAGCCCACAGGTTGTTGCCTCGTCCTTCTGTCTCTCGCATGTATTGGTCAGTGAGTCCTTCACGCATCTTCTCACTGGATGCGATAGCACGGAACAGGTCCATTGCCTTCTCGTGCTTGACAGGTGTCTTACTCCACGCCTGCCATTCCTCTCCAGCCTTAGCAAACTCAACTAGGGCATCCGCAATGGTGGAATTAAGCTTACCAACAACCAGACCACTAGTATGCCGTCGATAAGCAGATACATACTCACCTCTTATCATTCCATTGGTGCAGTAGAAGTCAATAGCACCTGCATGTATCCGTAGTGCAGAACCACCATAGCCATTCTGAACGATGATGCGAAAGCCAATGTCTGACTTGATGCCTGGTGTGTTGACCTTACACTTGATGTTAGGGAACACATAAGTGCGAAAACATAACTTACCCCAGCCACTCACCTTGTCTGTCACCTGCACACCAGCTAGATGCTCAGGCAGCATCTCATTGCACATCGCTTCTTCGACTGCACCCATAAGCTCTCGGTTGTGGACCAGTTTGTAGGTAGAGCCTACGATGTTAAGCAGTTGTGCATTGTCTCCTTTCTCATTCAATCGGATGATGGCTTTGTGCCCACGAGTTTCTCTGTAAGCACCATCACGCTGCTGCCATCCGACCTTTCGCTCTCCGACAGGGAATAGGATTGGACTCGAAGCGGTGTTGAACTTGTCGAAGACTGTTCTGTCTCTGCCTCCAGATACGACTTCAAGTGACACTGCATTTCCTCCATCTGTGCTAGAAGGGAAGTCATACGCTCTGTGTTCTTGGATACTAGCTTGCCTAGCATCTGAACGCTAGACTCTATCTGGCCTAGCCTAGCTTCGCATTCAAGCAGCCACTTGATTGCGTTGATGGGTAACTGTCCTTGTGCTGTCATTTAGCCCTCCCAGGGTAGGTCCTCTTTATTAGCAAACCACTTGGCTACACATACATCTGTGTCACCTATGTTAAGTGTATCACCATCGAGACACAGACTACGTGGCACCCAACTGGTATGCTCTTCACTGGCTACAGTCCATGCGATGAGGACTGCCTTCTCAGTTGTGTCGATTACTTCGACACCACCCAATGTGACATCCTTCATCACATCTCCTTCAATGACTTACCTTGTGTGATGGCATGGCCTACACTCTGAGGCAGCTTCTTACTACCACGTGCATGATCAGCAGCAACGAAGTCACGTGCTACTGCCTTAGTAGGTCTACCCTTACCAGATGGGATGTTACCTGATGCTATCCCATGCATCAGGCGTTGCTGGTTACGAGATACACTAGGCATCCTTGTCTCTCCTTATGCTATGAGATAGACCCTGTAATACATCTGATAGCTTCTCTCCATCCATGTTGGTAGCAATGTCATGGCTCATCGTATCGAAGTTCAACTTGATGAAGATGAATGCCTGCTTCAGACTACCATCATCATTTGGTCCTATGACCATGAAGTGTGCGCTTAGGCCATCAGCTACTAACTTGAACTCTTCTTCATTCATCTGCTGTATCTCTCCTTGAGAACATCTCTTTGATTGTGCGATGGACTTCTACAGGTATACCTCTACTAGCTGTGTGATGTGGCTTCACATACTTGAGTGACTTAGCTACTTCATTCAACTTGGTTAGTTCAGTGTCCATGTCTTGTATGATGTCCAAGAACTTGACGACTGCATCTAATACTTCTACCTCTATCTCATAGGTAGACCACTTATGCTGACATGATAGACATCTACGCCTACGCAATCGCCAGTTGTTGCTAGTGACACGACTGTCTATGGTCTGCACACCTGGCTGTCCACACTCTACGCATAGTGTTTGTGTTGCTGCTCTCATTGCACTGCCTTGTTAGGTCTCACACATGCGTCGAATACTAGTTTCATCACTTCAAGGCGTTGATCTGCTTGCTTAGACTCGAACCAGAGGACTGCACTGAATGCAAAGAGCATTGCGAATGTGAGGACTATGAATGCTGGAGGCAGTGCTGATACTACAGTTGTAGCGAACTTACCTACTGTTGTGGGGATGTTGTCGGATGGCATTCGTTTGTTCCCATGCTAGAGTGCATGGTGTGCGGACACCTGACCTGTCTGCGATGCAAGTCTTGCTGTTGGCGAAAGGTGCAAGTCTGAATGCGCGCTTCGCGCTTACTGGTCTAGGTGTTTATACGTCCGTCCTGTGGCGATTGCACTAACAGCTTCGCGCGTCAGTCCGTATCGGTCTGCAATGTTCTGTTGGGTCTCGCCTTGGTCGATCAGCCGGCGGATGGCTCTGACTACCATGTGTGGTAGTCCATGACGCTGACGGTCGGTCATGTCCTTGGTGTTCTCTTGGAGGGTGCCCTGGCGCATGTGCTTTGGGTTGCAGCAGCCCACTGGGTAGCCTCCCTGATCGCATGAATGAAGGATCATAAGGCTCTCATCTATCGAGCCTTGGACAAGCTCCCAGACCCATCTGTAGGCCATAGTGCGCTTGCCTCCAGCCATGAAGTAGGGACGGCGATCCTCTGCCCTTCCACCCCAAGGTCCTGTCCAAGCCCAACACTCGTCAGGACCCTTCATAGCTATATACTTGAAGACATCCTTCGGAGTGTTGGTTGCCATTGGACTATGCCTCCAAGAGTTCGTCGATGCGATCAGCTACTTCATGTGCAGTCACATCCTCATAACTAACATGATGTCCACGATCGTAGAACACTGACTCGAACTGACGCTCAGTCATCTCAGGGAAGTCGAGATAGGTCACAAAGCTGGAATTGACACGATCAATTACATCTGTGACACAAGCCAATCCAATGGCACACTGGTCAGAGTGTGAGTAGTCCCACGCGAAGTCATCAGGCCACTTCGTCTGGTCACGAAGCAGTTCACTCAGTTGTCTCAGTATAGTCATGTCATCTATCCTTTGATTGCAGCAAGCGCAAAGAGCATGATCAAGAACAAGGTCACGCCCACGATCAATAGACCATGCCTACGGTTGTTCATTGCTTGGCGCTTTTACCTCCTCTCCTTAGTAGGTGAGATCAAGTTCACTCTTCCAACGTGTCTCGAACTCAGTGCTGTTCAGGCGACGTTCACTGGCGAGGTTACGCAATGCAGTGAACCACACCTTACGCTGCTGTGCAGGTGTGAGTTTCTCGCCTGCATTGGTATCATGGATACGCTGAAGATCATTCAACAACTCACCAAGTTGGTCTGTGAGAGACTTGAGTGTTGGAGGACAGAAGTGTTTATGCCGTAACAGGTAGATGGGTTGTCCTTCACAGTTGGGCGTATACTCATTCTCAGGAATGAGCACACCCACTGCACACTTCATGCCCGTGATATAGTCATGGTATGCACAGCCACTGGCTTGGCTATAGCATACACGACCCTGCTGCATGAGGTGATTGGCTACCTTAGACCACACCTCTTGTGCAGTCATGTAGTTGGCTACGAGTCCATCAAACATTGTCTTGTTCCTTTCTCAGTTCTGCACACTGTGTCTTGATCCATAGAGATAGTAGTCTGAGTTCCTCTGGAATGTCTGTCTTGTCATAGAATGTTCTCTGCATTCCATTGATGGACAGCAGTGTGTGAGTGATGATGCCTTTGAGACGGATGATATACTGTTCTTGTGTCATTTCGTTGTTGTCCTCCACTTGTATACGCCTCGTATGGTGGTTGGTTGTAGTCTCTTGGCAGCAATGTCTGCTTGTTTATGCTGCTCGAACCACCAGCCAGACCAGGGCTTGTCATGTGTTGGTATGACTATACCACGACGCACAAGATCATGGCAGTAGTCTGTCCATCTGATGAGCATCACTTAGCCCAGACGACCCGTTGCCAGGCGCCGCTTCGCATCACGCTTAGGGAACTCCACTACGTTCTCAGCACGACGAGCCTGCTCAATGACACGGAACAGATCATTGATCAGGCGTGTGTTGATGTAGTTGTAGTATTTGCCTCCTTCTAGGCGCTTCTGTAAGCGATCCAACTGCTTGATGTTGAAGTGCTCAACACCATTGACTAGTGTGTATGTCTTAGCTCTGCTCATTGATACGCACCGCCCCTGTATCTGCATAGTGTTGAAGCACATAGGCTAGTAGACCTGCTTGCTTTCTGTCCAGTTGGACATGGTGTGCATCACTCAATAGAGCTAGCACCATGACAATGTATTTGTCTGAAGGTAGTTCACCTTCACCAAAGCCTTGCCATTCCTTACGCATACTCCAACCAACGACTAAGCGAGTAGTCATTGCATTCCTACTTCCATTACTAAGTGTTACTGGAAGAGAGAATGGATCGTTGATTATTATCTTATCACGGTGTTTCATTGGTTGTGCCTTCATCCTCTGATTGAGTGGAGAGTTGTGGTCGTGGCTCTGCCACTCCCCTGTTGATGATCTCCTCATCACTTGGTCGTATCCTATATACCTCATCTCCTTCATCGGGACGACACTCGGTGCGTATGGCTGTGCCATCTCCATACAGGTCCATGTATGTTCCGTGTATGAAGTCACGTGTAGCTAACCATAGCCGCCATGCATCTGTGATGCGTATGATACGATAGAGGCGAGTGCCTGGAACTACACCGATTGTGTTGTGGTTATGCGATAGCATGTTGGGGTCGAGGCTACGCCTCTCCCCTTCATGTGCTGCCCATGCTGCGAGCATGTGTTGCTGACGTGTGCTCAATACCATTCCACCCTTACATCACAGATTACTTTGCCTGATCTAACATCTTGGCAGTTCTCTATGAATGAATGAGGCATTGCAGGTCTATTGATCTCACGCATGACTATAGTATACAGACCCCAAAGGAAGAGACCACCAAGTATGCTCACACTAATTGCACCTGCTGTGAACTCAATGGCTTCTCTTAGCTTGCTAGATGGTATTGGCTTTGGTTTGGGATCGTATAGGTGTAAGCGTTCACCATTACGATGCATGTCCTTAGCCCACTGACTTTCGCCAGTGGGTGCAGGTTGGATGATGTTGAAGTCCATTACGCTGCCTCATTCAGCTTGTCGATGTAGATGCGACGGATCATCTGCTCCTCAACGACAGTCACACCAGTGAATGTCTTGGGATCGACCTTAGACTGCATGAGCCAGCCATAGTAATAGTCATTGCCATCCTTGAAGAACAAGTAATACAGGTTGGCAATGTGGTAGAGGAAGCAGTTAGGCGCAGTAGCCACTGCATCCTTCTTCTTAGCCATGTATGTGGCACGAGTGATAGGCTGCAAGTCCACTAGGATATGCTTGCTATCGTCCATAGTCATTACTCCTGAGTATCAATTGTTGTGTGTAGTATGCCTGCGTAGTATTCACCTCCATGGGTCAAGTATAGAACAGGTATACCTGCCTTATAGATGATGTAGCGAGATGGATGACATACACCTGTAGTTGGTCTGTTCATGTAATAGGTGTGTGCATCTATCTTCACCATGCGTGTATGCATGTTGATGTAGCCTCCATGTATGTGTAGTGCATTGGGGAATGAATGAGCGTCTCAGAAAATGGACACATATTATGCATCCATATAATGAGACAGCTTGCTTACTTACTTCCGGGTCCCCTCCCGACGAAGTAGTCTATTATACCACGGATTGGACCATTTGTCAAGGCCCATCTGGGTATGCTGTGGGTGCAGATATGTTCGGCCATGAAATGGTGTATAGTCAATGGGTTGTTGGGGTGGCCTATACATGATTGCATGTGGCTGTATGTGTGAATGGTTGGGCCTTGTCTTGCCGTTGCGCTGAGCAGCTACCGATGCCTGTGTATACATGATGCTGCACCAGTGTAGTGCTGTGGCTCAGCCTTCGGCTTCGCCTCTGCACTTGCATGGTGTGGTCGCTGCTTCGCAGCTCCCCTCGTATACACACACGTATGGCCACACACCTGTATACACAGATGCATGGCCATACGATTGTATATACAGATGAGGGCAACAAAGAACCCCAGTGCCTTGCGACACTGGGGCTGATTGAGTGTAGGCTAGATCATGCCGCTGCTTTAGTGGCCGGCTCGCTAATCAGCCGATTGAACAAGCGGGTAAGGTAGACGATTGCCTCCTGTTCCGCTGGTTCATAGTCCTCCAGCTTCAATGGAATGTCCTTGCTGTCCTTCAGATCACGCTCGATTGCAGCGCGCAATCCAATGGCCATGCGCCCGCTGGTCTGAACCTTGAGCACAGCGTCTATCGTCTCCTTAGTGAAGGAACCTGCTTCGCCTTCGCTGTCATTGCCGGACGTGTCATTCGTGACCAAGCCACTACCCGGCTTCTGCGCATAGACAGCAAGCACCTGCTTCACGCTAGCACGTATGTCGAGTGTCGCTTGATCGCTATGCTCGTCGAGCGCCATCACGGTATAGGACCGATTGTCGAGAGGGATGGTTTTGTTCTCGCGAACTGCCTTCCCAAGTGCATACATCCCTTCCCAATCCATTGTGACAGGAATAATCATGCGCGGCGGAACATTGAAGCAGGAGGCAGTCTGGTCATAGCTATCGGTAGTCATGCCGTGCTTGTGCGCCACGATGCAAAAGACGGCGGCGGTGTCGAGGATAGACTTGCGATTGCGATAGAGCATCCGCGCATCCTTCACCTCTTGGGTGATGGTGATCTTTTTGGACATAGACGGAGGCTTGCCCAGAAAGAACAAAGCAACCTGCTTTTTCCATGCGGCGGTAGCGGAAGGTGAGCCAATCATGTTGGCAAAGTCCGCAGGCTTCACGTCATTAGCGACAAGCTGGTCACGCCAACGCATAATGTCCCATGCGATGCGTTGATTCAGCTTCACGTTGCTAGTGTCGTTCTCAAGCATAGAGTGCAAGGCAGACAGCACGTCTTGCTTGATCACGTCGGGATCAATAGTGTTCCGCTTCACATCGGAGGCGGCATTGCCATTGGCAGGGGTAGCAGTCTTTGGCTTGGAAGCCATTGTCTCAGTCCTCCGTGTCCATACGCTTCGCACAGTGCTAGCGTTTCAGGACACACCGTCAGCTATCTATGTCTGACTATCTATATAGTAGCATAGGCTAGACCATAAGTCAATAGCCTAAGCTAGCCGATGATACGCAAACATGAGTGCATATTATGTATCCATGACTCATTGCAGTATGCGATCATGCATGTATACACATATACACATACACAGCATGTATATATCATAGCATACACCAATGTATGGACATACACTTGTGTATACATAAGTAAGGACAGCTAAGTGTAGATACACTTGTGTATGCAGTGGTAGCGTAGTGGCAGTTGTGTATACACTGAGTCTTGTGCATAGACTCTGGCGCTCCCCTATCGCTTGTCTATGCAATCGTGTATACGTGCCACGGACTACGGCTGTGTGTTGGCTAATGTATGGACATGCAAGTGTGTATACGATGCACTGAACAGCCCCCCACTACCCCCTCTCAATTCCCAAAGACCGGGTATACACATGCACGCGGCTCGTAGCGTGCGGCTGGATCACTACACGATCCGCAACTCAACTCCGCTTTGCGTCCGCTTATTTATTGTATATGTATATAGTAGGGGCCTTTTTATTCGTAGTAGTAGGAGTGTGTTTGGTCCTTGTGTCTATTGCAGTTGTGTGATCTGGTGTAGGCTCCTCTCATCAAGTGGAGACTGAAGATGGCCGTGTATGGTCTTGGAACTCCTGGACAAGTGCCTTGGACTGGCTACTCCAATACCCTTGGTGCAGGGGATGCCAACAAGGAAGCTCAGTCTGGGTATATCGCATTCAATGGGATTACGCAGCGAGATGAGTTCTTGGCTAAGGCATTCCGTAATGGTGCTGGTAGCATGACACTCAAAGCTCTGTGGGTTGCATTGACTGGCACTGCTGTTGGAAGCAATGCCACTGCTACATATAAGCGTGTGTCTGGGATGATTGCAGACAACAACTATGGTGGTGTGCGTCCTATTGAGACTGTAACTGTAGTCAATCGCAATACTACTGCTGCTGATGACACAGCTATCACTGCACTGCTCAATCGCAATGTGTTTCCTAGCACGTATGTAGCTGATCTGAGTGGTAATGGTGGTGGTGGTAAGTTGGGGTATTGATGATGGCATCTGATTATGGTCCTGAGATAAAGGCAAGTCAGTCCAAGCCAGTAAAGCGTCCTAGCCAAGTGAAGAAAGAGTCACCTGCTGATAAGGCACGTGATGTGAAGCGTGGTATTCCTGAAGGTGGTGCTCAGGACATGAAGCTGGATGCTATGCCTGCTAATCAGGCTCCTCCATCTATGCAAGGTGGTGGTGGTGGTCACAGTCCTGCTCATGCTGCAATGGCTGCATCTATTGCACATGCCATTCTAGGTAAGGGAGGTATGTGATGGCTGTAGCTCCAAGTGTGCAAGCTAGCACACAAACCGATGGTGGTGAAGATCAGCTATCACCTACGACACTTGTGTTGAATGCATTGCGTAAGGCTGGTGTGCCTATTACGAATGAGAACATCCGTCGCTTTGTATCCTCTAATGCACGTGAGAGTGGACAATCTGGTCCCGATCTTATCGCTGGCCTGCGTAGTGGTCCAGTTGAGGATAGTGGTCCAAGTGTAGGACAGAGTGGTAGTGCAGCCAAGGCAGTTGAAGGAGGGACTAAGAAGGAAGGCTATCTCGATGATGGAACGTTCACTGATGCCAACCGTGGTGGTGATCAGTCTGGCAGCAAACCAAGTTCGACTACGACACAATCCACTAGACCCGAAGGCACCCCATCCAATGTAGCCATTCCATCAAGTGGTCCTCCTATAGTTGTCGATCCAGGCTCAGGAACTCCTGGTGTTCTTGGTCCATCAAGTGGAGGTGGACCTAATTGGTTGGATGCACTTCTGCCTGCTGGTGTTGCTGCACTAATACAAGGTGCACAAGCCATTCCAGGTAGAGGGGATGGTTTCGTTGGAAACAGTCCAATCCCACCGACTGGTCGAGTGATGGATGTCAATCCTCCTGCGATTGGTGCTGATGGTATCCCTACGCTGCAAGTTACAGCCCAACAGCCACCTGCCCCACCTCCATCGCCTATGGAGATGAGTATGCAGAATGCGATGCGTCCTGCGCTTGGTGCTCCAGGTCCTAACCCTGCTGAGATAATTGGTGCAGGCCAACAATTGCCTGCTGGCATCAACCCATTGAGTGTGCCGACACAGCCAACTGGTCCTAGCACACAGATCATTCCTCAGAATGTGCAAGGTGCTCCTCGTGTGCCACTGCGTCCTGGTGCTGGTGGTGCTGGTCCTATCCCTGGTGCTGGTGTCAATATGGGACAGCGTATCCTTCGTGGGTTGAGGTTGCCATAATGGTATTGCCTGTAGCAAATGAGCCACTTCGTTTGGCTGATGGCAGTGTTGTGTATCCTGGCGGTAGCATCATCGGTCCTGGCACTGCTGCTCCTGCCAGTAGTGGCTTTATAGAAGTGCCAACACATGCTGAAGCACAAAAGATAGTTAGTGCTACACGTAGGAAGTTGGCTGACCTACCTGAAGTGCCTCGCACTATGAATGCAGTTGGTGCAGTGTTAGCGTATTCGTTGTTTGGCCTCGATGATGAAGAGATTGCTATAGCAACTGGCTTATCAGTGGATCAAGTGGGTAGGCTTAAGGTCAGTGATCCATTCACACAGATGCACGATACTGTGGTTAGGACGATCATTGATAGTGAGACCGATGTTGTCAGGGACCTCTTGGCTAAGAATGCACGCAGCGCGGCTGCTACAATGGTGGAAGCTCTACAAGCTGGGAGTCGTTCAGATAGGATGGCCGCTGCTCGTGACATCTTGGATCGTGCTGGCCACCGTCCTGCTGATATTGTTGAGCATCGTCATCGGGTGGATGGTGGGCTGGTGATTGAGTATGTGAAGCGTGGTGTGGATACTGAAGTGCCTACCATTGACATGGGGAGTCTGTGATGACTACACGTAGAGGCAGTCATGGTGAGGATGTGCAGGCTGGTAGACCTGCGTTATCACAGACTATAGTGATTGGTGCTGGCAGTTTGCAGTGTGTGCCATTCCAGAATGCTACGCCTGGGACATATAATGCAGATGGCACACCAGTAAGGACACCTAATACCACTACGCATGTGCGTTTGGTAGCCACAAGTGACTGTTGGGTATCATTTGGGAGTAATCCTACTGCTGTGTCTGGAGGTGCAGCAAGTATCTTGTTGCCTGCTGGTGTGCCAGAGTATTTCTGGGTGTTGCCTGGTGAGCGTATAGCTGTAATACAGAACAGTGCTGCTGGTTCACTCAATATAGCTGAGTTGGCCTGATGCTATTCGGTGCTGGACACATTGGCAGACAGATGGTGTCTGCTAAGAAGCTGGGACCTATAGCTCCTGATGCTAATAGTCCTACACTTGTGCTTGATCTTATGACGCCGGGCACGCTGGATCCTACGTGGACATTCACGCGCGCCAGCACGGCGACCTACTACGACGGCACGGGTGTCATCCAAACGGCAGCGATCAATGTGCCGCGTTGGGATTATGACCCCAGCACCCAGCAACTGAACGGTCTGTTGCTTGAAGAAGCGCGAACGAATCTTATACTGAACAGTGGTGATTTTACCAATGCATCGTGGATCAAAGCCGTCTGCACATTGGCTGCTGGTGTAACCGGACCGAACGGTGCGACCACTGGATCAGGAATCATATCCAACAATGGTGTGATTGGGTATCTCGGACAGAACCTCACTGGAGTTGCAGGCACAACTTACACAGTTAGTTGTTTCTGCAAGGCTGGTAGTCTGACGACGGTCCAAATCCTGATACCTGCTATACTCTGGAGTGATGCAAGCTGGCGCTTCGTCATATTTGACCTGTCACTTGGCACTGTATCGAGTGTGGTTGGTGGTGGTGCTAGTGGAACGATCACACCAGTCGGTAATGGCTGGTATCGTTGTTCGATAACTGCAACACCTGACCAAGCAGCAACAACAGCAGTGCAATTTGCTAGGGCAACTGCAAATGGTAATGGCGTAACGATACAGCATTATGCGTGGGGAGCACAGATCGAGGTTGGCAGCTATGTCACTAGCTACATTCCGACCACGACTGCAACTGTGGCCCGCGCACGGGATAGCCTCAGTATGACAGCGCCCGGGACGTGGTATGACGTGACTAAGGGCAGCATGTCATTCGAGTATATCCCGAGGGGCGCCGGCTCATTCTCATCGCCTGCGCAGTTGGTCGGTGCAGCGGCGGGCACGGATTTCATTGACTGTGTTGGTTATACAACGACAGGCACCGTGCCTGGTGTTAGCTACGGCCTAGGCTCACATACACAGAAGGTAGGTGGTGTTACCCAGGTGCAGGCCACGTTTGGTGCTGGAGCGACGACGATTGCGGCCAATGCCATGCACCGACACGCGGTAAGTTGGACGCTGGGTAATGGTGCACGTGCTGCGGTAGATGGCGTGAACGGCGTTCCTGGCAATCCGCCAGCCCCGGCTGTATTGCCGACAATCACCAGCCTGACGCTTTCCGGTGTCTCGAACAACCAGACGCAGGTTAGTCTCTGGGCACGCAAGTTCAGGTATTGGCCGCGACAGCTATCTCAAGACGAACTTACTCTTGTATCTATAGGAGCAATGTAATGGCTAAGCCTGATACCACAGCCAAGCCTACGAATGATCCACAGCTTGAGAGTCGTGTTGCAGCACTTGAAGCACGCATGACCACTGCTGAGACAGACATCCTTGAATTAGATGCACGTGTGACTACGCTAGAGGAAGCAGAAGATGGAGGAGAGGTAGAGCCTCCACCTATTGATCCACCTGATCCTGAGCCAGAGCCAGAGCCAGAGCCTGGAACACGTGTGCCACTGTCTGTTGATGTGTTGATGGGTGGTGTCACCATTACGTTGAATGAGTCGAATGGTGTCGAGCTAGACTCGTATGTTGACCCAGAGGGCAAGTTCACACAGCGATGCATCAAGGTGACAAACAGTGCATTGCCTGACTTCGTTATGCATGTCCGTCCTGACTTGGATGGTAAGCGTGAAGAGGTCGTGTTCGAGCTTGGTAGGGTCCGCAGTGCTGCTAGCATCATCATGTCTGACTTCCGTGTGGTCATCAGGCAGGGTGAGACTGTATTGTATGATGAGACAATTGCGGATCAGTGGTATCGTAGTCGTTGGCGTTGGCAGTCTGAGCCTCGTCCTGTGCGTCATACAGTTGCTGAGTTGATGACTGCTGGATATCTGCCACACTATACTGAGACGTTGGCTACGAACACACCTGCATCATCTGTGCAGTCGTATACGCCTATGGGATTTGCAGGCATTACGACTACGATGGGTGGGACTGGTGAGCGTCCAGACATTGGCCCAATGACTGAGTGGCAAGCAGACTATATCTGCACTGGTCGTAACCTAGAGACGGTATTGGCACAGGCTGAAGCGTGCAACAGCTTCCCTTGGTGGTATCGTGATGAGAACACTGATGCACCCATTGATACGTTCGTTGAGACGAAGGCTTCAAGCTACAATAGCAGTGAGCCGTCGCCATATCTCTTCAATGATTGGCGTATTAATCCAGATAATCCAGATGCCATCGTCAAGATACAGTGTGACACTGCACATCATCCCAACTTGAGCTACCTTCCTTATCTCCTATGCGGTGATCCGTATTACCTTGAGGGTCTGCATACGATTGTCAACTACAACATCTTGGCTCAGCCGTGGAATGGGCGGATGTATGACATTTACTTTGCCATTCGTGCTCATGCATGGGCATTGAGGTGTGCTGCTGAGGCAGTGAAGGTCACGCCTGAAGTGACACCTAATTGGATGCTGCCAAAGAGCTACTTTGTGAAGCATCTGAATGGTAACAGGGATTGGATGACTGCGACGTATCTGCATCCGACTGGTGCTAATGCTCCTGCATGGACACTGTTCTGCACTACTGAGCAGAGCTTCGGTGACAATGATGAGAGTCCACAGGCTCCACAAGGCACGTATAGCCAAACCTATATGGAGGAGTTCTCTGCATTCATCATCTGTTGGGTAGTGCAGTTGGGCTTTGAGGATTGGCGTCCTATTGCTGAGTGGAAGATCAAGAACACCATTGCTAGGACAGATGGTAAGAGTGGATGGGTGCGTGCTATCTCAACTCCGTATCGTGAGAACCTGCGTCCTGCTAAGACAGAGCCGTGGTGTGCTTCGTGGAAGGACTCGTGGGACCTGACCAATGCACGGTATCACTTCACGTATACCGATCCTAATGTGTTGGCAATCACAGGCAATGACATCTCGTATCCAACGTATAGTGAGGGTGCATTGGCTGTTGCCAAGTCTATTGGTATTGCTGATGCTGAGCCACCTCATACTTGGATACACGATCAGGTGAATAAGCTGATTGCTACAACGACACAGCGGTATCGTGCTCGTAAGTGGTGCATTAGTGGCAGTTAAGCGATACAAGATAGTCGAAGGGGGAATGCACGATCGCTTTCATAGATCGTATGCGAAAGTGCAATTCCTTGGTGGTGGCTTCGGTAATGGGAAGACCGCTGCGTCATGCGTAAAGGCATTGAAGCTGTCCAAAGACTATCCTGGCTGCAATGGGCTGGTAGCCAGGAGCACCTATCCGAAGTTAAACGACACTATCAGACGCGAGTTCTTGCAATGGTGTCCGCCGCATTGGATAAAGCGTATGCCGAGCAGAGACGAGAACACCCTGATCTTGAAGAATGGATCCACTATCAACTTCAGATACGTTGCACAACGTGGCAAAGAGACAGAAGAGAGCAAGTCCAACCTGTTGTCAGCAACTTACGATTGGATAATAGTGGATCAGTTGGAGGACCCAGAGTTCTCACACAAAGACTTCATGGACCTAATGGGACGCTTGCGAGGGAACACAGAATACGTTGGTGATGATCCACGTATGCCTCGTGTTGGTCCTAAGTGGTTCATGGCTACACTCAATCCGACACGGAACTGGTGCTATCGAGAGATTGTCAAGCCACTGCATGACTTTACACAGCGTGGTTTGGTAACTGACAAGTTGATGTGTGAGGTAGACCATGCGGGGAAGCCCATTCTCGACAGTGCTGGTAAACCAAAGCCGCTCATTGAACTCTATGAAGGCTCCACGTATGAGAACGTTGATAACGTCGGAGAGGACTACATCCGAGGAATGCTGGCCACCTACACCGGATCAATGCGTGAACGCTTCGTTTTTGGACGATGGGGTGCGCTCTCAGGTCTTGTTTACCCTCAGTTTGATGAAGCGCAGCATCTCGTATCGTATGACGATGCAACCAGGAACTTGCGGCAATTGTGGCGCTCCGGCTTTCGTCCTTCATTCATGGAGGGATACGACCACGGACTCGCACGACACAGTTGCTATGGACTCTTTTACGCGGATGATGACTCCAATGTGTTTCTGCTCGATGGGTTCAGAGTTGCAGAGCTTACCGTCGCAGACGCGGCGAGCCATATACACAGAATACGTGCTGAAGTCGGCATCACGGATGCTGAACTTGGACCCATCTATGCTGATCCAGATGTGTTCAGGAGGAAGTCAGGCAACAGCCGAACAGTCGGAGAGACCGTTGACAACCTCTTCAAAGAATACGGAATACGAATGCAGAGAGGCAACAACGATATTGCAGCAGGGATCGCTAAGAATTGGGGTTATCTGACACCTGATATACGGCATGAGCATCCCTACACAGGGCTGATCGTAGCTCCACACTTCTATGTAAGTGATAGGTGTCAGTGGTTCGTTGATGAGATCACAGAGTATTACTTCAAGCGTGATACCAGTGATGAGATCAGTGATGTGCCAGTGGATCGCAACGATCATGCGATGGATATGTGGAAGTATGCAATGAGCAATAGGCCGAAGCTGGCTATGTTCATTGGTAGGAGTGATGCTCCTCCTGCATGGATGAGTTGGCATGAGATAGAACGAGGTAAGCACAAAGGTAAGAAAGCGAGGCACAAGTGATGTTGGGATTGGTGCTGTTGGTGTTTGCATTCGTGCTCGCAGTATGTGCAGCAGCGAATTGGCCTATTGTGCCTAGACCACACCTTGGTTGGGCTGCCTTCGCTTGCTTCATTGCGTATCTATTGTTCGCACATGGTCCTATGGTGTTTGGCAGATGAGTGGCACGTATGAAGACCCAACTGAGCCTCCTGATCCTGTAGAGCAATCACTTGAACAGGATGGTCTTGGTGTTCCACCACCTCCTGAACCAGCAGCAGTATATAAGGCATTGCCTGGTAGTCGTATTCCTGTATCGAGTAAGCGTGGTCTCATCTGGAAGTCCAGGAAGGACCAAGGCCAGAAGGCTATGGGTGATCTGATTGATGCATGGGATGAAGCCATACGGTATTACAACCATGATCAGGCAGATCACAGAGATAGTGCTACGAGCACAGGAAGCAATGCCAGAGCAAGTGGCAATAGGAACATTGCCAAGAGGCTCAATGACATATGGAGTAGCACTGAGAACATCGTGTTCTCAAATGTCACTGCTCAGGTGCCTGAACTATATGCCAAGAACCCAATTGTCTCCGTATCTGCAACTCCTACTCTATCCGAAGAGATCGACGAGACAGTCGATGCTTATGCACGTGCGCTCCAGAAGCTGATTGGTGTGCTGTTTGCAATGAAGACAAGCCCTGGTGTGAACATCAAGCCCAAGGCTAAGAAGAATGTGCTCATTGCATTGTTGACTAATCAGGCATGGTTCGAGGTTGGCTACACGAAGAAGGACATGAGTAGTGAACAGGCCATGCAGGACCTGTTGCAGTTGTCTACAGAACTTGCTGAGGCCAAAGAGACTGAGGAGATACGAGAAGTCGAAGGCAAGTTGATGGCCTTAGAAGAGAAGATTGAGTTCTTGCAGCCAAGTGGTCCATTTGTGCGCATACGGATGCCTCATCAGGTCATTCGAGACCCAAATGGCAATGATCCGTATCTGAGTGATGCTAATTGGATGATGATTGAGGACATGCTGCCTACTGCATACATCAATGCTGTGTATGCTGAGGAGGATGAGGAGACTGAAGAGTATCATAGCATCTTTGAGCCTACGCATGTGTTGAATGCAGGTGCAAGTGGTGCTGACAGTGAAGAATTCAGTCTGTTCATTCCCAATGACAAGTATAGTGCGTATGGCTATGACAGCAAAGATGGCTATGACAAGGCTTGCTACACCAAGATATGGTATGTGTGGGATAAGGTGACACGTCGATTGGAGATGTGGGCAGACAATGACTGGAAATGGCCTATCTGGGTATGGGACGATCCCCTTCAACTACAGGGCTTCTACCCGCTCACCCCGTTGTGCTTCCATGACAATCCTATCTCGGTATACGCCAAGGGAGAGGTTAGCTATTACCTCGATCAACAGGACCAGATTAACGAGATCAACGATGAGCGTCGTAGAGCACTGCTTTGGGCCAGACGCAACATCTTCTATAATAAGAACACTGGTCTCACCCAAGAGACCGTAGATAAGATACTAAAAGGACCCGATGCCACTGCTACTCCTATTGATGTGCCAGAGGGTGTCGATCCTAGTAAGATGATCTTCTCTCTACTGCCTCCTAGCATGGCATTCAATCAGTTGTTTGAGAAGGAAGACTTGTATCGGTCAGTCGATCGCATTGCGTCAACTAATGAGGTAGAGCGTGGTGGTCAGTTCAAGACGAACACTACGAACAAGGCTATCGACTACTACAGCACTATGGGCAACATGCGCATGGATATGCGACTTGATGCTATCGAAGACGCACTTGGAGATGTTGGATGGAAGATTGCTCAGTTGTGCTTGCGGTTCATGGACACACAAACAGCTTCCCAACTCACAGGGATGGATGTTAGTCCTTTTTGGAGACCCCTCGACAACTTACGTGATTTCCAACAACTCTCTATATCAGTCGTGGGTGGATCTACACAGAAGCTGACTACACAGCAGAAGAAGCAAGAGGCTGTGCAAGTTGGTCAGGTGATGGCTCAGTATGTTAGAGCAGCACCTGCGAGTGCGTTGAAGGTGTCATTGAATATGCTCAGTAAGGCATTCGATGACTTCATCGTAAGTAAGGAGGATTGGGATGCGATTGAGCAAGAAGTAGCTATGATGGCTCAGTCACAACAGGGTGGTGCACCTGGTCAGGGTGGCGGCAATACCTCCCCGTCCCAGCCTGACAATGCGGCAGGTGCGCCACAGGCTGGTGGTGGTATGCAAGTTGCCGCAGCAGTAGTGCAAGCGTTGCAGCAGTTGCCACCACCAGTTCTACAGGCTATTGGACAAGCACTAGCACAAGGTGTGCCTCCTGCTGAGATATTCAAGCAGATGCTTGCATCACAGGGTGGTCAGCCACAGGGGAACGCAGCATGAGCGGATCAACAGAAGAGTCAATCCTTAGCAACATACCCGACTTCAGGGAAGAGAGTGATGCCTCGACTGATAGTAGCCAACAAAGTAGCACAACGCAAACGGGACAAACGTCAACATCAGCAGAGGGTGCTACAACATCAGCACAGCCTGCTGGCACAGATAGCCAAGGCAGCGGAACTCAGCAGCCTACACAACAGCAAGCCTTTAGACGGAGACACGATGGACTCATCGAGCAGCCGAATGCTAATAATCCCAAGGTTAGAGACCTAGTTGATCCTGTTACTGGTAGACGAGTAGCCAGTGGTGGCATTGAGCGGCATGTGTTTGAAGAAGGCCAACGTCATGCACGTGAGAACGTAGCAATCAAGGGACAGCTACAGCAGTTGCAGGGCTTTGTGCAGAGTGTCGGTGAGGTGACACGTGAAGCTGCACGACTGAACATTAAGCCTGAAGATCAGATGATCGCAATGCGTGTGATGTCTGACTTCCTACGTGATCCTGTGAAGACTGTGCAGTATCTTGTAGAGGAAGTGAAAGCTAAGGGCTATCCGATACCATTCCTTGAGCAAGGTATCAGTCCTGGCATGGACATGAGTGCTATTGCTAGGATGATTGATACTAAGATGCAGCCGTTCACACAGCAGCATCAGTTGACGCAGCAACAGGCCCAAATGAAGCAACGGGCAGAGGGTGAGTTGAACAGCTTCCTGGGCAACAACCCAGATGCCAATGAGAACCTTGACGTTCTGTCAGAAATGTTGCAGGCTCAGCCCTCTCTTTCGATCCATGATGCCTATACCAAGATGATACGGTGGGCACATGAGAACGAATTGGACTGGACCCAGCCGTTGAAGCAGCAGATCGCTGCGAGACAACAGGCACCACAGGGTCAGCAGCCTACCCATCAGCAGCCTATACAGCAGCAGCGTCCACTTCCTGGTGCAAGGAGTGTTGGCAGAGGTGCACAACCTGTCAACGGTGCAGCAAGGAGTGGTGCGCAGTTCGATGAGAATGCATCGTGGGCCGACATCATTCGTGCCTCGATGGAAGAACACAATGTAAGACTTAACTGATGGAGTAGGATATGCCTGTTGGCACCGTTGTCCCTGCTATGGCGGATGTGCTACACAGCACTCTGACCAAGAGTCGTCGTAAGCTGGTCATGGCCAGTATCAAGTCGAATGCGTTGATGGCTTGGGTGTTTGCTAACAACCGCGTTGAGTATGAGGATGGTGGTTACAATATCACCAATCCACTGACGGTTGGACGCAATCCCAACATCACCTCATATAACTACTATACGCCACTGCCTGTCAACCAGACAGATGAGTTCGATACGGTGGAGTATGGCTACAGTCGTGTAGCTGGTAGCGTCATCATCTCCGATCAGGAAGAAGATGAGAACAACGGCAGTGCTGCCATCTTCAAGCTGATGAAAGAGAAGATGAACGTCCTTGAAGAGAGTATCAAGGACAAGTTCAGCACATATCTGTATGCTGTAGGTGGTGGTCTTGATCCGCTTGGTCTTGGCACGCTTATTCCTACTAATCCTCTTACTGGCACTCTTGGTGGCATCAATCGTGCTACTCAGCCTCAGTGGCGCACGAGTGCTTATGTGTTCGCTGGTGGTGTGGACAGCACGAACATCGAAGAGGTGTTCGATGACATCTTCATGGACCTCACACTGAAGGGTGAGAAGCCTACGGTGATCCTTGTAGGGCGCAACATCTATAGGATGTATCGTCAGGCAGTGAGAGATAAGTTCACCATCCCGTTGTCAGAAGGCAAAGCTGGCAAGCGCATGTTCGACCTTGGCTTCGAGGGTTGTATGCACAATGGTGTGCCACTGATGTATGATGAGGACTGCCCTGTGTCCTATGCATACTTCATCAATGATAACTTCCTGCGTCTGCATATGCTGCGTGGCGTGAACATGAAGGTGAAGGAGCTTGTTGCTCCGTGGAATGTAGATGCAGTTGGTAGCCGTGTGGTGTGGCAAGGTCAGTGGTGTTTGTGGCGGGCATTCCGCACTCATGCTGTGATGACGAATTAGGAGACATAGGATGAGTGACGAACCAGAGGCCCCAAAGCCATTGCTTGATGTAGATGTGTATACCACAGCAGCAGCTACTGATCCTCGTGTGACACATAGGGCTGTTACACAGGCACAGGAACATGTGATTGCAGCACTCAAAGAGAAGGGTGAGGAAAGTGGTGAGGCTCCTACAGCAGCACCAGTGAATGTCGATGTGCCGTATGCAAGTCAGGAAGGCACTACACTCTCTTGCACTATGGGCAATTGGGAAGGTGAGCCTACCTCGTATTCATATCAGTGGTATGTAGATGGTGCCAATCTAGGTGTGGCAGAGACCATCACAGTTGTGCCTGATGATGTTGGTAAGTCTGCGGTGTGCATTGTGACTGCAACCAATGCTATTGGCTCTACAGATGCTCCTGAGTCGAATGTTGTGGTGATCGCATGAGCGGACACAGCAATGTAGACTTCAAGCCTACATTCCAAGCTGAGAAGGTCACAGGCACATTCTATCGGACAGTGATGCACATTGAAGAGGACATCCGTGAGGTTGGTCCTCTGAAGAACAAGCAGATCATTGCTCGTAAGATAGTGCCTAAGCGTGAGGAGTTCTACGAAGGCTATATGGTCTACTTCCCACAAGGCCATAGCATGTTCGTAGCTGCTGACGATGTAGATCAGTTGCAGCGCATTGGAGTGATTGAAGGCCCAGCACTGATCGACATGAACAGTGGTGAGCTTGTGCCTCCTCACTTGGCATTGACTCCTAAGGAGATCGTAGAGAACAGGCAGAGCAACAGGCCACGTCCTAAACAGGGTGGATTGGCTACACTTGACGGAGAGAGGATCGAATAATGGCCAATGTGATGACCAATCCTACGTTCTTTCCTCGTAGGATCAACATGTATGTCCCTGCTATGCAGTATAGTGCGGACGTGAACTACAATGGGAAGACCCGTGTCAACTTCGGTGCACCTGTTGCTGCTAGTGCTACACTCGTAGCTAGTGGTGTAAGTATTGCAGCAGTAGGCACCACTGATCTCAGCACGGTAGCAGCCTTTCCAGAGACGTATGGCCGCAACATTAGCATCGTGGCCAGTGGTGCTGCCACGTCTGGGTTGACCATCAATGGTTGGGACTATCTACATCAGCCAATCAGTGAAGGCATTACGCTGACAGGCACGACTGCTGTAGCTGGTGTGAAGGCATTCAAGGACTTCAACAACATTGTCATCACTGGCACCACTGCTGCTACGACCATCAATGTAGGCAGTGGAGCACGCCTAGGACTGCCGTATAAGTGCATACGGTGTGAGTATGAGATCGCCAATGGTGCATCTGCTGCGGCTGGCACATTGACTGCTGGTGTGTTGACTGATCCACAGACTGCTACGACAGGTGATCCTCGTGGACTGTATACGCCTACCACGACACTGAATGGAACGAATATCATCAGTGCCGTGTTCGACTTCCTCAATGATGTGAACACCAGCAACAATGGTGGTTTGCATGGTATCAGGCAATACACTGCGTAGCTGTGAGCCACAGTGTAGCTTGATGGGCTAGCGATGTAGGCATCGACTGTTCTACATCGCTAGTTCTTTGAGGAGTAGACCATGACCACAGTCAATGATGTAGTCAGTTCGGTCATCAATGAGCTTTCACAAGTTCCTGGACTGGCCACACAGATATACGCTACTCCTCGTATTCAGCAGATGGTGCAGAATGCCATACTGCTAGAGATTGAAGAGATGTGGTGGCCTCGGTTGATGATGTATCAACAGGTCCCCATCGACTCTGCTACAGGATTGTTGGCTGCGGATGTGCAAGGACCTATCAGTGCCATAGATGATTATGGTGATGTGTTCGCTGTGTATCGTGATGGCAGCAATCTGAAGATACCTGAATTGCCACAGTCAGTTAATCCATTTGCATTGACTGGTGTTGGTGCTCCACGATTCATCAGTGCAGATAGCACTATACCACATAGACCACTTCGCGTATGGCCTGCTGGAGCTACAGGTAATGTAGTGGTGTGTGCTCGTCAACGCACACCATTCCCAGCAAGTGGCACTGATCAGGTATATCTTGATCCACTGTTGATCTCATACGATGCATGTTGGATGTATGCAGTCGATGATGGCACTGTGCCTGCACAGGTGAATAAGTATCAGGTGTTAGCCACTAATCGAAGGAAGCAGATGAAGGCCAACTTCTCACAGCATTCATTGATGCTCGATCCTAGGTTCCCATCTGATCAGTTGCTGGATCAGATGGATGATACATTCTTCGTGTTGGATCAGGACCCATTGGCATGAGCGGTTCAGCGATTAGCTTCACACGTGGTGAAGACCCTCTACGGGCTGATAAGCTCAATGCGGCATTCGCTGAGCGTGTGCTTCGTAGTGGCGACACTATGACTGGCTATTTGACGCTCGTTGGTGATCCCATTGATCCATTCCATGCAGCGACTAAGCAGTATATAGACTCAGTAGTCATCACAGCAGTTGGTGGTGCATATCTACCATTGGCTGGTGGAACAGTGACTGGTCCGTTGAATGTTGTAGGAACATTGACGCTCGGAGGTGGCGGTAGCACCAGTCAGGCGATTGCCGCGAGCGGAACCGGCAACTTCCTACTGACCTTGGGTGGCACATCGAGCCTTTTCAATTTCCGCAATAGTGCCGGCACATCGATGCTGCAACTCGGTGGTGCGAACAGCACCATCTCGGCGAGAAAGCAGATAACGCTGTCTGGTCCATATGCGATCACCGGGGCTGCTAGCACTGATGCGGCGCTGTTCATGAACCAGACGTATGCAGGCAGCTCAACCGGGCCTCAATCGTCGCTTGTGTTTCTCCAATCAGTCGAAAACGTAACAATGGATGCTAACACCAGTTTAGCTGGTCTGTTCGTGAAGATGACCGGGTCCGGCGCGAACATCCAGGGCAATCGACAAGCCGCCAGTCTTCAATACACTCTGAGTTCGCAACCTACGGATACTGGATTTGGCGCGAATTATGTAGGGTTAGTTCTTAAATCAGACGTGATGGTTACTGCTGGGGGAACGGCACCGAACCTCGCAAACGGCAAGGGGACCAATTTTGCTTTTAATCCGGTGATGCATATGGGTCCCTCTGCCACAAACTGGCGTGCAGGGGTGTGCGCCGAATTCGATATATGGAACGAGGCTGGCTCGTCAGTCATGGATCGCAAGGGGATACTAATCACCCTGATTGATGGCGCTACGGGATCAGTTGCTAGGGACAACGCTGCGCTAGCGTTTGATTGCCAAGCCTTTGCCAACCGCACCGGATGGGAAACGCTGATCTCTCTCGGCAGGCAAGGCGGTCATTGGCCCTTATCGACGACTGGCTACATCATGCGCGCCATCCTTCCTGTTGGTGATGCAACACCTACTGTTGCGGGTGGCATTGATTTCACAGCCTTGAACTTCTCCGGCAATTCAATCGCTGTGCCGGGACTGACCGTCCGCGGCAATGGGACAATCAACGCGGCCAGCCTGCCGACATCGAGCGCAGGTTTGGTAACAGGAGATATTTGGAGCAATGGAGGTGTTCTGTGCGTAGTCTGATCCTTGTGCTGACATGGTTATTTGTGGTCGGCGTAGCAACCGCGCAAACTCCAGGCGGACGCCCGAATTTCGAGAGCATTAACGGTCGCCCCCAGTTCCCTGGTAATAGTGTGAAGTGTGATTGGGATGGAACAGCCGGCACGGACGACACAGCAGCGATGAATGCCGCGCTGGCAAACTTCACCAGTGGAACCACGGCGCAGATTGCACCCGGCAAGCACTGCCTGATTGATAGTGCTGATCTGATCATTCCGGCCAATGTCCGTTTGGAAGGCGTATCAGGTCCTGGATCGTTGAACGGCGCGACTGCTGCGATCCTCATGTCAGGGTCTGGGCTGGCGGTTAATCCGCTTTACACTGTGCGGCTCAATGCTGGATCAGAACTCCGCTCATTGGCCATCCGTCGCAAGGATTTGATCCGCAATCCAACGGTGGCGCAGGTTAATTCACAAGTGCAGACTTGGCTTGCCGAGAATAGCGTTGGCGTGTTGATGGCAAACACGAATGCGCCCGGCATCGTGATTGATAACGTGTTCGTCGTTGGCTTCAACAGTTGCTTCAAGACATTCGTCGGACGAGTTACCCTGAATAATGTCAACGGCGATTGCGCGCTGAGCGGTTTTGAGGCGCAGGGCATCGGAGATATTATCAGTGTTTCAGGCGCACGCTTTGAGCCTTACTATCGCAGCGGCAGTGCTTCTGCTGGTGATGCGTCACGGCCAGGAGCAGCATTCAATCTGCACGACAATGGCAACGGTATTCAAATCATCAATTCATTCTCGTTTCAGTATGGCTATGGGCTGGTTTCCAATAACTCGTTGAGCGTTTGGGTTACTAATACTACGTTTGAAGGACATTCATCGACCTATGCTAATGGCATGGTGGACACTGCGGGTGTGCGTATTCTCGGCGGTGCCGGGCAAATGGTTTTCACTGGCGTTACATCCAATGGCTATGACAAGGGGTTCACGAACGAAAGCACGGGCGGCGGTATCTGGTTTACCAACACAATGTCAACTAATGGTGATAGTCCACAGCAGGTAAACTACTATCTTGGTGCAGCGCCGGCTGCTTCTCCGCCGACTGTTACCTGGTCCGGTAGCATTACGCCTGGTCAGGTTGCGAAAGTGACCTTTACTGATGCTACTAATATTCCTGGCTCGCCGCTCGCAATTAGCTATACGCTGCAAACTGGTGATACGCCGACTAAGGTTTCACAAGCACTGGCGATGCGGATCAATCTAGCGTGGCAGTTGTCGAAGAACTACATTCGCGCAGCTTCACCCGCCGCAGTGATAACAATCCAGTATCCGACTGCCTATACGACGGGATCGCCGATCACATGCACGGCGCCGTCTGGAATGACGTGTGTGGTTGGCACTGGTACTGCGAGTCTCGGATCGCAAACCATGTTGAACGGCGTTTACATGAGCACGCTCGGGCATATCGAGGTAGGGACTGACAGCACAAACTCGGTGGCGAACGCCTTCATTCAAGGGCCATGGCCAATCAATGCACAACCGACTGGCGGTTGGCTGCAAGTCGGAGCTGCATCGGCTAAGTTCACTAAGGTTTACGACTATAGTCCGCTCGGTGTGTCAGCGACGAATTTAAGCGCCTGTGGAACATCTCCAGTCATTCAGGCGACAAACTCGAATGACAGAGCAGGCGTTATTCGTGCCGGTGCTGGAGCCACGGGTTGCGCGCTGACGTTTACGCAGCCCTATCCTGGCGTTCCGATGTGCAATGTCGCGGCGGTCGGCGATACTGGTGCCATCACGACACTTGCGGCGACGGCAACAACGCTGACAGTCGGACTCACCGACCGGACAACCTTCCGCTATGAGTGCGACGCGAACGGTCCGAATCTGACTGGCACCTATACCATGCCGCGTGCAACAGGATGGGGTGTTGGAACCAATGGTAATAGGGTAGCACTAGATGGTGCAACAGCTACACTACCTCAGACCTCCGCTGCTGTTGCTGCATTGATTGCTGATCTCACAGCCAGAGGAATAATTGGTCCATGAATAGAGATGACATGATTGCAGTGACGCTCTCAGCAGGTCAATGGGAGGCAGTCATGGGAATGCTTGGAGAGCAACCATACAAGTTGAGTGCTCCATTCATTCAGTCGATACAGACACAATGTGTGCAGTTCGAGATGAGAAACGTTCAGGCAGGACACCAAGCCAGTGTATCTGACGAAGACCAGCGGTAATCTCAATCCTCGTGGTCAGCAGCCACAGAGCAACCTACAGATCAGCACTGTTAGATCGTTTGAAGGTGGTCTCAACATCACCGACACCGATCTTAATATGTCGCCTAAGTTTGCTAGGGTGCTTGATAATCTGGAACGAGGCACAGATGGCTCACTGTCTGTGCGTCCTGGCACTGTGCTATTGACAGACAACATCGCTGATACAAGCGACATAATCAATCATGTCTACTTCGCAGGACTGGTGTGGTCTGTGCAAGCCAGTGGCAATATCACTACTACAGATGGTGCTGGAAATGTCACGGTGCGCTTCTTGGAGCCTGCACATACTACACCTGTATGGCCTGCTGGTATCACATTCGTAGACTTCACTGTATTCAACTCAGACCTGATCATAGTCAATGGTAGAGACAAGCCATTGATTGTAGCAGGTAGACCAAGTGATCCTAATTACTTACAGGTGCTGTATCTACAAGACCTAGCTACACTGTCGAATGTCAATACGCCAGTGGGTAGGTTCGTGATAGCACATGGACGTTATACGGTGATTGCGGGTGTGAGCACTGATCCTAGCAGCATCTTTGTTAGTAATATAGATACGAGTGGCACATATGTTGGTGATCCAGCACCCAATGATGGCATCAAGCTAGATGTAGGTCCACGAGTGTCGCTTGGCTCATCTACGATCACAGGCATGGTGGCATATCGTGATAAGCTACTCATCACATTCGAGCGTGGTGTATTGCCGCTCAACCTCGGTGTATACACCGGATCACCAGCAGTGCATACACCTACAGATGATGGCTTCATTGAGGAATTTGGCTGTCTCTCCCATCGCTCGTTGGTATCGGTGGGGGATGATACCTTCTTCAACGACAACGTGGGTGTCAACTCGATCACTCGTGTCAATATCTTCAATACACTCAGACCTGTTAGAGCTAGTCATCTAATTGATCCGTTGGTCACTGAGACGATGCAGAATCTGACAACAGCACAAATTGATCTGCATGTGTTTGCTATCTACGATCTACGCAACTTCAGATATATGTTGTTCGCTCCTGTGTATACTGGTAGTGTGATCACTGAGACAGTGTGCTTCAGCTATACGAACATCCCTACGCTGAAGGTGCAAGCATGGGCACGACTGAGAGGATGGATATGGCAGTCTGCTTGTCGCACTAGTCTACAGAACATCATCTTCAGTCGTGGCAACAAGCTATATGCATACGACTTCGATAGTGATCTTGTTCTAGACAGACGCAATGATCCTGTTGTGAACAGCGGTAATGGAGAGGCTGTCAACTTCGAGTGGGAATTGCCTTGGGCTGACTTCAAACATCGTATGGACATTAAGACCACACGGTATTTGTCCTTCGATACACAAGGTCAGGCTGAGTTCACGTGCGAAGTGTATGTAGACAACAAGGTGTTTGACAATGAAGGGAACAGAGCACCTATGCTCTCATTCCCATTCGTTGGTGGTGATGGTGCTGGATGGGGTATTGGTGACTATGGCATAACACCTTGGGGTGGTGGTAGACGCACGAGCGAGGAACGTCTGTATGCACTCAATACGAAATTCAAGCTGATGAAGCTGAGGATGATTGGTGCTGCAAGGAGACGATTGCGGTTCATCAGCGTGTCGATAGCCTATCTACATGGTAGCATCCGGAGATAGCCAATGGTTGACTATACACCTAACATGAAGATGGTTATCCCGGTTGAGAACCAAACACCGTGGACAGAGAACATGGATGGTAATCTGTCCATCATTGATGCAGTGATGGGACAGTTCATTGCTATACCTGGCTTTACAGGTGCATGGGATAATGGTGTTAGCTACACTGTAGGACAGGTAGTTGTAGAGGTGCCTGCATCTACTATTTGGAACTGCAATGTGTCGCATACTAGTGGAGGTGGCACCTTCTCAGCAGACAGAATAGCACATCCCAGCTATTGGACACTTGTAGGTGGAACAGGCTATACGATACCAGATGCAGTGAAGAAGTCTGGTGATCTTATGACAGGTAGACTGTCACTACGGAATGGTCTAGACTTTGGCAATTTCGTAGCAAGCTCGAATACTGACACATCGAAGCACATCTCTCTGTATTCTACCTCACATGGCATAAACGTTACAGCAGGAACACTCAATCTCATCAGCAGTGCAGTTGATCATGTGATCAATGGCACTGTGAGGCTCCATGTCACAGGAGCAGGTGTTGATGTGACAGACGCCCTCAATGCAGGACACGCTGTCATTAGTGGATTGCATACATGCAATGCACTTACTGTAGTGACTGGTATCATCAATGGTGATGGTTGGAAGTATGATGATCTGCCGAATGGTAATCATGCTACTGCATTCGTGTGGACAGGCACTCAGATGGATGCATACGTTGATGGCAACCGTATTGGTAAAGTAACGCTCACGTGAGGATTGAGTCAATCACTGGTGAGAACGTAGCCTATATCGTGCAGCTAGGTAAGGAGCTTGTCGAAGCAGGCACATTTGGCATGAGTGGTCCTGAGTTCGATTGGGACTTTACTATGCAGATGACTAGAGGACTGATGGAGCGTGATGACTACTACCTTCGCATGGCATATGATGATGAGGATAGACCATGCGGGTTTGTAGCAGGTCATGTGTCGCAGTTCTACTTCAGTCCTAAGCTGTCTGCGTATGAAGATGCATGGTATGTGCGAGAAGGCACATCTAGTAGAGCCAAGATAGCTATGGCACTGATGAAGGGTCTAGTCCATTGGGCATTGGATGCTAAGGGTGCACTGCTACTACAGAGTGGTGACATAGCATCCATTGATAGCACAGCCGTATGGGCACTCTACAACCATATGGGCTTCACTCGCTTCGGTGCAATATACAAGTATTCGAGAGGACTAGCGTGATGTGGACTCCAAGCGGTCAACTCGATCTGCATACGTTCATGGGTATGCGAGGTGGTGGAAGCAAGGGTGGTGGAGGTGGAGGACAAAGTGCTCCACAAGCAAAGACGTATGTCGATCCTGTAGATGGGACAGTGTATACACAGTCTATGGGTGAAGCATGGGGCATACCTGTTGGTGAAGGTCTGAGTGCTGAACAGCAATTGAACCAACATGTCCAACAGAGACAAGCCCAAGAGAAAGCAGCAAGTGATGCTGCTACTGCTGCAAAGACACAAGCAGGACAACAAGCTGAGACTGATTTCACAGGTCGTAGGCAGTCGGCATACAATGATGCATTAGCTGCTGTGCAGCGTAGGTTCCAGTTAGAAGGTGTAGACCCAAACACCTATATGGCCTCAGACATACAGCCTACATTGCAGAGACAGTTCAACTCGGTGCAAGACCTTGATCCCAATCCAAGTGCTGCATTCCCAACGAGCATCGCAGATGACATCCTTGGGAACATCACCAGTGGTAGACGGACGAGTGCAACTAATCAGTTGAATAGCATCTTCACACCGACGTATTCACAGGGGTTGTTACCAGACAGCACAGTGGATCAGTATGCTGGCTCCATCCTTGATGAACAGTTTAATCCACTGGCTTCGCAGTTACAGAATGCATTCAAGCGACATACGCTGAATGACACAGGCTATAAGGCTGCTACGGATGCACTTGGACAGAAGCGCAGTGCAGGTCTGTCACAGATACAGAACTTGGGTCGTGGTATTCTTGGCACTGATCGGAGTGCAATAGATGATCTTATCTCAGGTGCCAGAAGCACAGCAAGTGGTCTTACGCTTGGCCAGCAATTCGATCCCAATGCTTACAAGTCACAGGCTGAGTCCAGAGCACAGTCTGAACTTGGTAGCTTTGGTGGAGAGCTACGCAATGCCGTCGGTGGGACCAAGTTCGCTGACCTCACAGAATTGCTCAATGCAGGTGGTGCAGTGCAAGGGGCTACCAATCCCAATGCTGCTAATCCATCTGGAGGTGTAGCTGGTCAGAGTCCATTCTTTACAGACCCAAATGAAGAAGCTAAGAAGCAGCGTGGTCTAGGTAACACTGGTGCATTCTGATGCAGATCATGATGGAGACATTGGCACTTGCTGAGTCTGAGATGGATGCACTCATTAAGAGCTACTATGCAGACACGACTGCGCAAGAGGGCATCCCGCCATTGCAGATGGTGTGGTCCTTCTACCGTAGCTTGGAAGATCAGGGTCGGCTGGTTATCATAAGTGCTCGTGAGAGTGCAGAGCTAATTGGCTTTGCCATGTATATGATCATGCCACATCCGCAGCATGGAGGCTTGGAGCATGCCATGTGTAACACGTTGGCAGTGGCCACTAAGCACAGAGGTAAAGGTGTAGGCACACTGCTAGTGGAGAGTGCAGAGATATACCTTAGGACCACGAAGGCTGCTGTGATGCTGCATGGCTTCAGGGCCATTTATGATGTGAAGCCGCTGTTCCCTAAGCTGGGCTTCACACTTACTGAACAAATCTACATAAAGGTGTTGTAGTATGGCGATCACCGCAGCACTCATTGCTGGTGGCCTGACTGCTGCTGGTGGTATAGCATCATCAGCTATACAGGCGGGTAGTAGAGGTGCAGGACAACGCACTGACCTATACGATCAACAGTTGGCTGATGCACGCCAGAATGCTATCAATGCTGCGATACAGAATGCACAGATTGGCAAGCTAGGACGTGCTGGCTTCAGTGACTCGCAAGGGTCAAGCCTAGTCTATGATCCAGCTACCAATCAATGGGTGCAACAGCTTGGTCCTGGTCCACAAGCAGCACAGACGGCTGCGGATCAGGCATCTATACTACGTAATACGACTGATGTGCGGCAGGCACAAGGTGCTAATGCACGAGCAGACATCAATGCAGCACGTGCTCAGCCATTGATTGATGCAGCACGTCGTAGATATGAACAGTTCCAGCCTATGACTGGTGATGAGCTTACTTCATTGCTAACTGAACGAGCAGCCACTGCTAACACAGAAGCATATCGTCCTATCATACAGGATACACTGAGACAGTTCACTCGTAGTGGCACTGCGGCAGGTGATGTGATGAGTAGGATCGGTAGAGAAAGTGCAGCCAGCTTGCAGAAGGGCATGATAGATGCTCGACTGCAAGGTATTACTGGTGCAGACAACATAAACAATACACGTAGACAGGGATTGGCTGGTGATCTGACCACAGCAATGGCTGCTGGCACTCCTCAGTTCCAGTATCCAGGTATTGCTCCTCGCACAGACAACAAAGATATGTTGGCTGCACTCACTAGCAGAGCCAACAACGCTGGTGTCACTGCTGCATATGGTCTCAATGCTACAGCCGCAGCTAACAAGGGACAAGCAGATGCAGTTGGGAACTTGGCTGGATCAATACCACTCACGGACTCTAGAGCCGCTGCATTGGCAGCTCTTGGTAGTCAGCTAGGTGATGTATTCAAAGACAAGAATGTGCAAAAAGGGCTTGCTGACTGGTTCGGTAGTGACTCAACATCACAAGCCAAGAACGACTTGATAAATTCGTGAGGTAGCTATGGCAATCACACCTTTCAGTCTACCTAGTCCACAAGCTATCTCTCCGTATCCGATTGAAGGTGAGCTAGCCAACAAAATAGAAGGACAGTATGCCCTTCCACTGCTGAACATGTATCGGTCTAACCGTAACATTGCACAGCAGGGCTATGAAGACGAAGTGCAAGCACAGCACCAGTATGCCTATGATCAGTTGGCTAGGCAAATGGCTGCTGAGAAGCTGAAAGGCTTCACTGATATAGCTAAGCTGCCTGGTGGTGTAGACTTTGCACGAAGTAGTGGCACAGGACTTGATCTTGGTGCTGATCCAGAGGCATTGGCTAGGTTTGCAGGTGCTACTAACTTAGCACAGTCATCTGAGAACTTCCAGAAGGCAGGTGCAGGATGGGGATCACTTGCACATGCTGGTGCTCAGGTTCCATTTGGCTTGGTCCCTGGCCTAGAGCGGTATGCTGGCACACCCATTGGTGAGACAGACCTTGTTCAAGCTGCAAGGATACGTGCTGCTGCTAGTGGTGGTGGAACCAAAGAGGATAAGATACATCTGACATCTGACTTTCCTGACACAGCAGAAGGATTGAAGCAGGGTGGCTCTATGACTGTGCCAGTTAGTAGAGCACAACAAGGACAAGCAGCACTTGATGCTGAAGCAGAGCGTCGGAGAATAGCACGGAGTGGTGGAAGAGTTCCGAGTCTACCTCCTGCACAGACAGAAGGAAGTGGTAAGACAACATCTACACCACCGGGGCCACAGCGTCTAGACACGAACAGTCCTGCTGGTAAGGCTGCACAGACACAAGCCATGAAGTTGACGGATCGACTCAGTAAGAGTTCCGATGCTACTGCTAAAGCTGTTGCTGCTGATCTACAAAAAGGTATGACTGGCACTACATTCACAATCACTAAGCTCCAAATGGGAAGACTGCGGTAACAGGTGGGTCTGGTAAGCAGTATGATCTAGGATTGTAGCATGGCCGAGCGGACACGTCTGCAAGAATATACTGGTAACAAAGATGAAGCTCAGCAGGCATACTTGTATGGTCTGCAAGGTATACCGCTTGGTGTGGTAGCCAACATCATGCCACCTGTTATTGGTGGTGCAGACTCATCTGATTGGACCAACTATCTTCCATTCAAGGGGATGGCTGGCTTAGCATATGGAGGCATTACAGGACTTGCTGATCTAGGTATGAACCAAATTGGCAAACCTGCTGCGCAATTCATGCAGCGGCTCAGTCCAGAGTTCGCAAGTGTCACGCCAACGATCCCTAATGAGGATGTTCACGTCCCAGGAGGAGAGGGTGCAAGAGAGATAGCACGCGAGTCTGTGCGAAGTGTATTGAATGCAATCCCACATGCTGATCCGACTACAGATGCTGAGAAGGTAGGCCAAGACATAGGCATTGGCATAGGCCAAGGTGCATCTGCTGTAGTGCCTCCTGGTGTAACTGCACTACCGCGACTACTATCTCTGCCACTACGCACTGCACTACCTCCTGCGAGCACAGCGGGTATCGGTGCTATTGCTGGTGGTGTAAGTGGTGCAATGGCACCGCCTGAATTGAGTCTACCAGAAGTAGTAGGACAAGAAGGTGGTAAGACAGAACTGCCTGCTGTGGTTGGACATGAAGGAACACCAACAACACCACTACCACCTGACAATGACACAGGATGGTCATATGGTCAGGCTGCACTTGTCACAGGTGCGGCACTAGGCTTAGCTTGGCTTGGTGCGCGTGCTGGTCCACAGATGCTCAATGCTACAGCAGATGCATTGCGTGGTAGGTCTCGTAACATTGTAGACCTCAACGCACTAGTGGATAGTCCGATACCACGCAATGGTCCTCCCATCGAGATGATGATGCCTAACGATGCAGGTGGGCTGTCTCGTCGCTTGGCCAGGAATGCATACAATCCGAATGCAGTAATGAATGAATTGGCTACAGGACTTGAGGGTAAGGGCACACAAGAAGCAGACTTGTTGAAGTCTGCTAATGAGATGGTCAACAATCCATCGAATGCCAATCGTAGGATGGAGGCACTGTTCAGGACAGGTGCAGAAGAAGGTAGTGGGCATTCATTCCCAAAGATCATTGACTACAAGCGGACATGGGACACATTAGGAGATGACCAAAAGACAGCAGCTAACTATGCTGCTTGGTATAAGAATGAGTTGAATGTGCGTGATGCTAACTTACGATCAGGCATGTCCGAAGCAGACTCTCGTGTCAGCTTCACAGGAGTAGATACGGCTGAGATGCGTAAGCAGGTGGCCGCAGCAGAGGCTGATCCACAAGTGAAGGCATGGCTAGATGCTAACAAGGCAATACAGTCTGCCATCGTAGACAGCTACGAGACTCGTGGCATGATCACACCTGCACAAGCCAATCATGCTCGCAATGTATATCCTGACTTCATGCCAACGATAGGTGCTGAAGGAGAGTATCTACACTCGTGGGATGGTAGGATCAGAGAGCCAGGGAGTGGCTATAGAGATTTGCCAACTGACGCTTGGCAAGCAATGATCAATCACTTCGATAAGTCCATACGCACTGCACAGAAGAATGAGTGGCAGCGCACGTATGTCCTTCGACTAGCTAGAGAACAAGCTGCTGATCCTTCATTCCCTAAGTTGTTGACTGAGACAGCAGAGCCATCTGGCTTGCGTAGAAGTATAACTGTTAACACAGCAGCAGGACCACGACACTTCGACATACACAACACTGCACTGTATTCATCTCTTACAAGCAATCCTCATAACATGGGGATTGGTATGGGAGTAGCCAACAACATACGTCAGTTCTATCAGAACATGACAACAGGTCCACTGGCTATGATCGCAGGACATCCCTTTGCAATCAAGCAAGCCATACGTGATATGGCATTGATCCCTGCACAAGCAGGTAAAGGAGCATACCGAGGTTATCTCGACAGAGCTACAGGACTACGACTGCCGTATGATCCTACGTTCCCAATAGGAAGCGTCATCACAGGTGCAAAGGATGTGTCTACAGTCACTGCCAGTCACATGGCTGACATGCTCGGCAGCAGAACCAATCCAATGTCGGCATCACTGCGTAAGGTATTTGGTCATGATGCAGTTGATAGCTGGGTTGATTGGATGCGTGCTCGTATAGCTGCAACTAGCCTTGCAGAGCGACAAGCCATCGGTGTCGGTGGTGGAGGCAACAGAAACACACAGCAGATGGAAGGCTTCACGACAACCCTAACAGGAAGCTATCGTGATCCGACATCAAGTTCTGTGTCTCCTATGCTCAACCATCCTAACTTCGTGCTGATCCCTGATCGTGTGCCACTGCCCAACGTGGTGAAGAACACAGCCAATGGGATCGTGCGTGGTAGTGCTGAGTCCTATCTGAGCCTACGAGCATTAGCACGCGATCTCTATAACGTCATCAGTGATGCACCACACAGCTTCTACCATGACATCAACAAAGGCAATCCGAAGTTCACACCACGGACACTAGCTAGAGAAGTTCAGGATGTGACTGGCAATCCTGGCACACGTGGTGTTGGCAAAGTCACACAGGCTCTGTCTCGCACAGCGCCATTCTACAACGCTAGTGTGCAAGGCACGGGTAGAGCATTAGCTGCATTCCGTGATCGACCGATTGCAATGGGCACAACGGTTGCATCCATCCTAATCCCATTGGCATTGGCAGAACATATCTCTGCATTGGTCAGTGGTAAAGGTCATGTAGATCATCTAGAGAACCAGACATCTAATGGCACGAAGGCACGCAATGGTGTCATCTATCATGGTCAGGGAACTGATCCTAATCAACACACTGAGATACCCATACCTAATGAGTGGCAGGCCATCTTTCCATTCATCAGTGGGCTGGTTGGTCATGCCGTTGGATCATGGAATGCACATGCTGATGAAGACAGCTTGACTCGCATTAGTCACATGATCTCCAATGTGTTTGATCACCATGTGACTACGGATGTGTTGAAGCAGACAGGTATAGGTATTGCAGGTCAGATACCACTGGATGTATCACCACACGTTGGTCTGATCGTGGCAGGTGCTACAGGTGAGCAGATGAAGAACATCCCTGAGCAGATGATTAACAATCTTCTGTCTGGTCAACCACTCGATAGCAACATGACAATGGGTGGAGGAGTGCAGAAGCAAGGGCCTCCTGGTCAGAAGGATACTGATCGGATGACCCTCTCTCTCGATGCTGCCACTCTCAAAGCTGTTATGAGTTCACTCGGTGCAGCAGGAGGGGCAGCATATGACCTAGCCAACAACTATGTTGGTCGTGCAAAGGTAGACAAGGAATGGGCTTGGACTGGATTGCTAGGTGATTACAAACAGGAATGGCAAGACCAGACACCATACCTTAATCATGTCTGGCAACACAACCTGAAGCAATCTAGCTATGGTTCGCTTGAGGAGCGGACCATGAACATGTGGAGGAACATCGCACCACTCACTGGTGCATCTAGTGAGATGCGAGGAGAAGGCTTCACTAAGTCATCTGGTGGTGCGCCTATCCTAGTGAACACACAAGCACTTCCACAGGACCCACAGATGCGTGACCTGTATCTGCATACTGCTCAGATGGGTAAGAGTATCAACAGAGAGATCATGCCACGCATCAATGAGATACGAGCACAGATAGACAACTTGAAACAGAGTCCATTCCAGCCAGAAGAGAAGCGGCGTATTGGTAACAAGCTGTCTAGTGACTTGTATGACCAATACACTAAACTACATGAGCGTCTGCTAGACTTAAACTCACAGCTATCTGGTATGGCTGGTGATAGACATGTTGATGTAGCGTCGCATATCAAATGGGATGGTAATGTAGAACAATTCCATCATTAGCCAATTACGCTACGCAATATAAATAACACAATTATATAATATATACAGTGCGCAGCACCCTGAGCCTCTCCACACTAGCTATACTAGCCAATACCACAAATCGAGGCCCCTGTCACGAAGTTGCATTCCTATAGGAATAGTCGGAATGATCCGTCATGGGAGGAGCGTCCTCCCACTACGAGAGATTGTAGATACAATCACATGAACCTATCGAGAACAGCAGCCCCTAACCCATTGGAAAGTAATAGGTTGGTGCCGCGTATGTAGTCTGCTGGCCTCCCTCGATCGCTCTTGAACTCGAACCGCTGGATGGCTCCGACCTCATGCATCACTTCTAACAGTGTGAGGAACTCGGCATTGCTGAGGTATGAACGACACTTCAGGTAGAGACGACCACGCTGTATAGGGTCCATCCCTGTGCTGACAAGCTGTGAGCGTATGATGTCGAGTGCCTGTGCGAACTTAGTGCGCTGTTCCGTTGTCTCAAAGATCAGGCCACTGCTGAGCTTTATTCCTTCGATGAGACGGATTGCAATGCGGACATGGCCTCGGCTAATGACGTAGCTTCCGTCATTGACGCTAAGTAAGCCAGCAACCCTGAGTATGTGTGCATCCTCTCTGGCTTCAAAGGATTGCTTGAAGCTATCAAGTGAGTGGCCTCGCTCTCCATACCACTTGGTGAATACCATGAGTGCAGATGGAGTGATCTGTATTGGTCCTTTACTCCTTGCCTCCATCGCCATAATCTTAACGTCATCGCACAGGTCTTTGTAAAGCATACTATCGAGTTCTGATGGCCATGCGATCTTGGACTTGGGCGTGTTACTGATAATGAAGTAGCAGCGTGAGGTGAAGCCTCCCTCAATGACGTTTGGATTAACTGTCTTGAGCAACCAGATCGGAGTTGATGCACTGATAAAGTTGAGCCATACCTTGTGGTGATAAGTGGCTCCTCTAGCAATGGTCCCACCACTGTGTCGTTCATCAGGGCAATCATATAAGTCGGTGAGTAGAACAGGCATGTGTGCGATGTATTGTTCTGTGCCCAAGAATACAGCCAACTCAGGGATGGCAATCGCCAACTGTGCTGTGCCCAACTCTGCTGTGCGATCATGCAATATCTCCTCTAGCTTCTCAGGTGTGACCTTAGCATCTATAAGACCCACTTTAGAAGCGCCACCAGTGCAATGCCTAGCGAGGCTAGTAGCACTACGAATAGCAGTGGACTTTCTGGCGACACCACTCTCTCCTACTAGCACTACGAACATGTTGAGGTAGACAGGCGCTCTAGGACGTGCCACATGAGTGAAGCGTCCACATGCTGTGCTGATTACCCATAGTGCAGACCAGAAGTCGAATGCCTCAGCAGTCTCTTGGCTCTGCATATAGGACAAGTATCGGCCCATGAAGCTGTTGGCTGGGACTAGGCGTTGGTAGTTGCGCATCTACACCTTCTTGATTGTGCTCCAGCGGTGAACTCCATGAGCATCCGGCAAGGATACACCCATCTCTGCTGGTATGATGAGTGGCTCTGGATCGTCTATGCCACGCAAGCGATTTTGGATTGAGTTGATCCACAGCGGTTGCTCCGCATGACGCTTCATAATGGCCCTCACTGTAGGACCATCTTCATGTCGGTTCAATGCTATGTTTGCATCATGCACGTTGATGAGGATGCGTGCAGTGGATGGCCACTCAGGATCAGAGTGGCACTTGTAGATGACGCTGCTAGTCCAGTCTCCATTGATCGACTGCGGCTCGAAAGCAACGATGCTATCGAGCGCAGCCGGATCAAAGCGTTCTAGTAGGACCCATCGTCTTCCAAGACAAGTAGTGACAGACCCTTGCCGTCGCACGAGGTCAATAACGTCATCCCACCACAGTTGGACCTGTGGCGTTGCCATGTGGTAGAGGCGATAAGCCTGCTCAGCTTCAACGTATGGCAATCCTGTGACGGTGGCGAGCTTGTCGGCTGCCATCCTGTAGTTGAGGCCGTGGCGACACCGCTTTGAAACATACCGGATGGTAGGTTTGCCTGAAGCATCTCGGTCTTGTCGAGGAACGTCGTCATAGGGGACCCTATACATCTCCGCAGCTAGTGCACAATGTGCATCATATGAGCCAGGATGCAAGCGTGCATTCTCAAACTGTAACTTCCACACAGGGATGTGTGCCAAGAAAGCAACAATCCTGGCCTCGATCTGGGCCATGTCGTAATAGCTGAACTCCCAACCGGGGGGTGCAACGAACATATCTTTCGCGTTCTCAGGTATGTTCTGGAAGTTCAGCCCGGTAGACCAGTTTGTTTGAGCACTGCTGAGGCGTCCAGGAGCGGAACTGACTCCTGTTTGCTTCCATGAGCAACGCCAGCGTCCGTCGTCGTCTGGCTCTGCTCTAATGTAGGTGGAGACGAACTTGGCTTGCTCCTTGAACGTATCAATGGCAACGATAAGGTCTTTAGCTGCTGGTGGAGTGCGTGGATGCCTTCTAATACGCTCACGATTTTCGTAATCCGTAGACGTTCCTCGTCCGACCAAGTGCAACTCGTCAAAGAAGAGGTTAGCAAGTTGCTTACTACTGTTGGGATTAAATTCGTAATCAGCAACTCCAGTTGCCTCACGTGCCTTGACTTGGCATAGTCGTCTTGCTTCTTCAAGCTCTCTTCCAAGCTCGACTGAGAGACGATCCTTGCGTTCTCCATCCGCTAACACTCCATTGCTTGTCATCTCAACTAGCTCTGGCTGTAGACGCATGACATGATCGTGGAACGTCGTATGCAG